CCATTTTGTGCAATCACCATTTACACTATAAATCAGTTTCCCTCTTGATTTAGTTAACAATAATTTGTTGACTTTATCCTGCATATGTAACAATTTTTTGTCTCCTGGGACTGAAATCATTTCATTATTTGACAACTTACACAACTCCTTGTATGTATTTTCAAACAATCTAACCATAGCCTTGGCACCTAAATTAACTACGTAAAATTCACGTTTGGCACCGTATTGAGCTTTGATACAAATATCAGTCACAACTCTTGAATTGTTTTCATTTATATTCCACATTGCCATCTCAACTGTCTTAGTAAATTGTTTATTATGTGTCTTCATAAAGTCCAAAATTGTATCATGCACCTTCATTCTATTTGTACTATTCTTTTCAAAAATATACCCTTTTTCTGTAACCATTCTCAAATCATCTGTCACCATCTCAAATTTTTTAACATCTTTAAATTCTTTTTCAATTCGGTCTCTTTTTTTATTATATTTTTCTTTATTTCTCGATTCGTCTATAATTTTCCTTGGTAATTCTGGAATACAACTTCGAGTGCTACTTATGTCAAGAAGATCTTCATTTACAATTTTCTTTATTGATTCAGGAAGCTGTCTAAGGTTTAATTTGTTTAAAGTAAACCTTACAGAATTATGAAGTACATCCTTATGGAAACCAATACTAGTTGGTTGCATTAAAAATTTCTTGAGTTGATCTATGTCTTTGAATTCGCCATTCTTTTGCTCATCACTTATACTGTCAAATTGCTTTTGGTACTTTAGGATCGTTTCTACTGCTTTTATGTTTTCATGATGTATATTAGCAGGTTCCTTAGGCGTGTGCACATACAAAAAGAGATCATCAAGTAGATCTTGTGTATCTTGGATTATGTCGTCACTCCATATTGACGTCAAATTGAGTTTTCCTCCCAAACTTTCTACCATACGCTTATTCCCAATGTAAATAGGTTGCCTTAAATGAACACACTCTCCTGACTGGTATTCTTGACACAGGTGTGCAATTTCTTTAATCTTAGAAACAATCCAAACCTCAGTTATATTTTTGTAAGGAGGTTTAAATTTATCAATAATCAATTCAAATACGTTAGAGTATTCTGAAAAGGCATGCATTAAAATGTTTTTCATGTCTGCAGATCTCTCAGCAACAATTTGAGAACAGCTTAAATGAATTAAACTTCTTACACAAAAAGTACGTCTGATTTTTTTAATAAGTAAGTCTTTGGGGATATCTTCAGGCCTTGGTTTTCGGAGAAGTGAACCAAGACTAGTTGAAAGAACTGTGTAATAGTGGTCTCTTAAAAAATTTGCCCGTTCAGCAGTTAGTCGTCTCCAATTAAAAATAAATAAATATAAGTTTTTATTACAATATCGAGTTTTCTTTAGGAAACATCTACCATATAACTTGGGAATTAATTTTGTGTCATCTGTGATTCCAAAGCAAGTAAAGGATTTCCCAGAATCATTTCCTTTATTTTGATACCCAATAGGCATTGCATAACACATATTTTTTAATCCAGCATTAAACAATGCATATTGGTTATTGGGACTTGAAAACTGTAAAAAGTGCATAAGTTGTTCATTCAACAATGATTGTAATTTCATATAGTTGTATATATTATGCTTCCTAACAACATCAATCCATTCTTTCATCATTTTCACACTTGTTGACTTAATTTTATTAAAAATATTGATGTCATTCCCAGGATTTGCAAATAAAAATTCTTCAAAAACACCAGTTGATTCTGGATAAACCAAATCCTTGGAAATTAAATGGTCGAGGAAAAGCTCAGCCTCTTTTTGTAACTCTAAATCAATACTGGGCTTTTCCTTATTTATATTGATCTCTTTTTTTTCTTTTTCAGTTCCAACATGTGATTTATTAAAAAACAACCGTGACTGTTTACTTAAAAAGTTGTGTGGAATCTTAACTACTTTTTGTTTAACAAATCGTGGTTGTGATTCGTCTAGGTTCAATACCTTTTTATTTTTAAGGTATTCCAAAAATGAGAGTGTCCTTACCTTATTATTGCTTTTGTTCTTGGTTCTATACTCGTGGTATTCTGACTTATGTAATTTATCAATTTCTTCTGAAAAATAAATACCTTTGTTAAATAGATTTTTATTTATATCGAGGTTTGATGTTTTAAAAATATTCAAAGTATTGGATATTACATCCTTGACAAATTCAAATTCAGGTGAATCATCTAAATCAAAATGCTTTTTGATGAAAGTGAATAGGTTTAATATAGAACGCTGTTCAGGTTGTAAATCATTGTGTTCATATAATTCAGTTATTACAGATGTATCAAACATGCCTATTAAAGGTGTATATATAGAAGGTGTAGGCTCTCTTTTTTTGTATTTGCTATTTTCAACTTCTAACCAGTCATAGGCTTCTAAAAAATGTTCAGGCTGAGTTTGAACTTCTGAAACTGACGTCATTAATTTTTTATCGTCCATTAGTGTGGTTAAAATTTCTTGAATTTCTTCTTCTGTTTTAAATTTGTAGCTCTCAAGAGACTGGAGTGTTTTTGGTTTAAACTCTGGAAAATCTTTAATCAAAGTGCCTTCAGGAAAAACATCCTCTTCTCCATATTTGGATCTTAGCATGTGAGCAATCATTGTGTCATCACCGATTAGTTCTCTGATTTTTTGCTGAGTGGAATCGACCTCAATGTAAAAAGATAACAAAGACCCGGTGTCAAATAATTGTTCGTTTAATTGGATGTTGTGTTCTGACAATGTTTTAACTATTGTCAATAGTTCAGCGCTTAAATTTTTTAAAGATGGGCTTACAATAAATGTTATAAATACCACATTTTCTTGTAACTGACTTTTTATTGATTCACATAAATGACTATACTTGTTTATCTTGTGTTTTCTTGACCAATTTACGTCATTTGATACACTAACATCACCTAAGAAGTGCACACCATTTTTTTTAAAAACCAAATCAGGATGCATTTTTTTTGAAAAAACAACATTTGGATAGTGATCCTGGATAGACTTTTCTACACCAAGACTTGTTTCAATATTTAACCAGTTACACAACAACAATTGTGTATAATCATGTCTGATTTTGTAAACTTCCTCATAATTTTGCATCAAGTCTTCTTTAGTAAGTTTGTCATCGTAAAGCGAGTGGAGTTTTAGTTTCAAATCTGATAAAGGATTGTGAACTAAGGGCTCACTTAATCCAGTCAGTTCAAAATCTTCAAAAATATTCA